GGCGTTCTTTATAACGGTCTAACTCACAATACTGTTCTAGGCTTTGTAGAAGGATCTTCTAAGTCCACAATAAGGTTACCAGGCGTTGGAGGCATAATTACTTTAAACGAAGCTACGCAAACGCTTACAAATAAAACAATAACATCTCCAGTACTGACTACACCTCAAATTAATGATACGAGTGCAGATCATCAGTATGTTGTAGCAGTAAGTGAGTTAGCTGCAGATAGAACTATTACATTACCATTATTAACAACTAACGATGAGTTTACATTTAATGCTCATACCCAGACATTAACAAATAAAACACTTACAACTCCTGTCTTAACTAATCCTACTATTACAGGAGTAGTAAACGATGTTAACGGAGCTGAAGTATTTGAAATAACGCCTTCATCTAGTGCAGTTAATCATATACAAGTATCAAATGCAGCTACAAATGGTATTCCTCAATTAGCTGGATTAGGTACAGACGCTAATGTGGGTATAGGTATTTCAGGTAAGAATAGCGGATTAGTTCATATACAAAGCGGTATAAGATATCGCTCTGAAACGATTTCAAGTAACACCGCGATCAACCTTCAACGGCCATTGACTATCTTCGAAGCTGGAGGAGCTTTAACAGGAGTTAGTTTAGCTAATGGTACATTTGTTGGAGAAACTAAAACATTAGCTAATATTGGTACAGGAGAAGTAACTGTAACTCCAGCTACTTTTAAAAATGGAACTACATTACATCTTAGAGAAAATGGGTTAGTTAACATGATTTGGATTGACAATACAGACGGTTGGTTACTAATGTCAGAGAAAACATACGCATCTAGTGACACAGCTGCCCTAGTTTACGTAGCATAACATAAGAGATATAAAATGCCAGCAATTATTACAGATAGATTTAAAAAAGAAGTTCTAATTAATCTCCAAGCAGATGTAGACAGTGCAGCAAACAAATATTATGTTGCTGTAGGTCGACCCGTTGATTGGAATGCAGAGGATGAGGCTCCTACTCCATCCAATACTATTAGAACAATTAGAGATGCTCAGCAAAACTTTACATCCATAAAAAATGTAGAAGCGCATTCCTTTGTTGTACCCAGAGCTAGTTGGACATTAGGTGCTATCTATCAAGGATATAATGATAACTCTTCTGGACATGCAAATAATAGCTTTTACGTTATTACAGAAGAGAATAACGTTTATGTGTGTTTAGAAGCTGGTAAAAATGCACAAGGACAAACTGTAACATCTACTGTTAAACCTAGTGGTACTTTAACCACTTCATTTGAAACTGCTGATGGTTATGTATGGAAGTTTTTATATTCTGTAGGTGCTCTTAGAGCTTCTCAATTCTTATCTGCTAACTTTATGCCTGTAACTAAATTCCCAGCAGCGGGTAATGACGACCCTGCTGATCACGTTGAGCAAGTTGGTATTCAAAATGCTGCAGTTGCTGGTCAAATAGCTGGTTTCGAAGTTCTTAGTGGTGGATCAGGTTACACTACCGTACCTACAATAAGTGTAGTTGGAGACGGAGTAGCTGCTAATGCAGTGGCTCATATTAGTGGCGGAGCTGTAACAAAAGTAACTATTGCGGATTCAGATGGTCTAAAAGCTCATGGTAGAAATTTCTCCTTTGCGCATGTAGATGTTACTGGAGGTAATGGTACAGGAGCAAACATAAGACCTATCTTAAGCCCTGCAGCTGGATTCGGAGCAGATCCTAGAGATGATTTAAAAGCAACTGCTATTATGTTTACTGCAAAACCAGATGGAGATGAAGGATCCAACTGGGTAGTGGGTAACGATTTTAGACAAGTATCTCTGGTAAAAAATATTCAAGTACCTAATGCTTCAACTTTATTTGGAGGTGTTACGGGTAATGCTTTAAGAAGAATGAAATTTTCTAGCATAGGAGCTAGTTTTTCTTTAGATAAAATTATCGTGGGAAGTACCTCCGGAGCTCAAGCTTATGTAGTAAAGACAGATTCAGATGAAGTATGGTATATTCAGGACTCTGATACTCAATTTAAGTCTTTTCAAGAACAAGAAAGTATTACTCAAATAGGGACATCAGGTAACGGCGTTCTAGATTTAACTTCTGCTGATGGAGATACTTTAGCGTATCTTAATGCAGATGTTGATACATCTACAGGTGAAGTAATCTATATAGATAATAGAGCAGCAGTTCAGAGATCCGCAGATCAAACAGAAGATATAAAAATTATTATCCAACTCTAATGGAAGACTAATATGACTCAAGCGTTTACATCGGAAATATTTTCATCTACATATAAAGATGATTACAGTGATAGCGATAACTATCACAGAGTATTGTTCAACAGTGGACGTGCTTTACAAGCCCGCGAGCTTACTCAATTACAGACTATTATTCAATCAGAGATTGGAAGATTAGGCAAACATATTTTTAAAGAAGGCGCTGCTGTAAATCCTGGAGGAGTGACAGTAAATAATGAGTATGAATTTATTAAATTAGATACTACTGTTAATAATCTTCCAGAAGATTTAACTACTTTACAAGGGCTTAATTTTACTTCTGCAGGCGGTGTAACATTTAAAGTAATTGAAGCTACTCCTGTAGTTTCAAGCAGTGAACCAGGAACTCTTTTTGTACAGTATACAAGCACTAATGTGTCAAATGCAGGTACTGCTCCTGTAAGAGTCGCTCCAGGCGATACTATAAATGATGGCGGCTCCAATCCGCTAACAGTACAAGCTACTAATACAGTATCCAACCCCGCTGTTGGTCAAGGGTGTAAAGTATCTATTCATGGTGGTGACTTTTTTGCACAAGAACATTTTGTACATAGTACAGCTCAATCTAAGATTGTTAGTAAGTATAATAACAAACCTAGCTTTAGCGTTGGGTTTAAAGTAACACAGGATATTGTTAGTTCTTCAGATGATGTAGCGCTATTCGATAACCAAGGGGCAACTCCTAATCTATCTTCTCCTGGTGCAGATCGTTATAGAATTAAACTTACTATTGCTACTAGAGATGAAATTAACTCTGATGAAAATTATATTGAAGTAGCTAAAGTAAGAGACGGCGTCATTACCTCTCAAGTGACAGCAGTAGATAATTATAATCAAATAGATAATGTTTTAGCTCTTAGAACTAGAGAAGAATCTGGTGATTATATTGTTAAACCTTTTGAGTTACTTTTTGAAACTAATGATTCCGATAATACAAAACTAGATTTTATCGTATCATCTGGTACTGCTTATGTAGATGGATACAGAGCTGCTACAGGTGGAGATACTATTATTACAGTTGATAAACCTAGAACTACCACAGCTTTGAACAATCAAGTAGTAGCAGCTAGTTATGGTAGTTATGTAATAGTTAGTAGTAACAAAGGTCTTCCAGATATTAACGAATTGCAAGAAATGAATTTGCGAGATGCTACTAATCATGGTGGAAATACTATTGGTACAGCTCGAGTTAGGCATGTAGAAGAAGACGGCGCTAATTATAGACTCTATCTTTTTGCAATTCAAATGAATTCTGGTAAAAACTTTGCTGAAGCAAAATCAATTGGAGATAGTGCAACCGATTATTGGAATTTAGTACTAGAGCAAAGTAAAGCCATTTTAAAAGATGCTGCTAATAGCTCTCTGCTATTTGACCTTCCTACAACTAGACCTCAATCACTCTCTGATATCTCATTAGCGGTTCAACGTAGATTTACAGCTTCTACAAATAGTTCCGGTGTTGTTAATATATCATTATCTGCATCTGGAGAGAACTTTGCTAATACAACAGATTGGATTATATCTCCTACTAATAACACTATATCTACTTTAGATGCTAGTACTACAGGAGCAGGATCTGCAACATCTACTATAGACACTCAAGAAGGTAATAGCACTCCTCTCGAAATACTTGCTTATGTTAATAAATCAGCTGGCGTTGTTAGATCAAAGACTCTTACAGAGAGAACTCAAACTATTTCTCCAGACGGTGCTGGTAACTGCACATTAGATAAAGCTGATATTTTTTCTTTCGATGTAATTAAATCAACTGATTCAGATGGAGATAGTATTGCAGCTATCTATGAAACAGATAATGGTCAAAGAGATGATTTTTATGCATTAGGTAAACTTAATCTTATTGCTGGTAATACTGCTCCTTCAGCTGTATATGTAAAATATAAATTCTTTGAACATGGAGCAGGTGGAGACTTTTTCGCAGTTAATTCGTATATTGGTCAAGTAGACTATGAAGATATTCAAAATTTCAGTAAAGCAGATGGTAGTGTAATTAACCTACGTAACGTGTTAGACTTTAGACCAGTAGTTAACTCTTCTGGAAATTTTGGATCTGGAGCTATTATTAACGAGCTACCTAGACCTACCGACCTAATTAACTTTGATGTGAATTATTATCAAGCTCAATCAGCAAAAGTAGCTATTGATACTAATAGTAATATTTCTGTAGAATTAGGTGCAGCTGCAGTACAACCTAAGCTTCCTAAATCACCTGAAAATTCTCTGGATTTATTTAACGTAACAATGAATCCATATGTTGTTGATGACAATGATTTACAGTCTGAGATGCTCAGATATAAGCGCTTTACAATGGCAGACATTGGTAAGCTAGAGCAGCGAGTATCTAGCTTAGAAGAAACTACAGCCCTAACCCTACTTGAGTTAGAAACATCTCAAATGGATGTGTTTGATTCTGCTGGATTAAGTAGAAGTAAGTCTGGTTTCTTTGTAGATAACTTTAAAGACCAATCTAGATCCTTTGTTAACTCTCTAGATTATAGAGCAGCTATTGACCCATCCCGCAAACAGCTACGTCCTTCTTTCACTAACAGAAATGTTAAACTCTATTATGATAGTGACAATTCAGGTAACTCAAACGTAAGGAGATTTGGGGACAACATAATTCTAAAGCATGATGAGATCAGTTATCTAAAAAATGATTATGTAACAGGTTTTGAAAATGTTAACCCATTTGCTGTTGTTCAGAAAAGAGGCTTTATGGAGCTTTCACCTGCATCTGATGAATGGTTTGAAACAGCATTTACAGATCCTATTGTAGTAGACGGAGGATTTGAGCAGGGTAATATTCGCGGACAAGTTTGGGATGATTGGAGTTTTAACTGGTCAGGTGCTGAAAATATTTCGCTTGGAGATCAATTAGGAGATACTTTAGTAGGAGCTACTCAACGAGATACAGCTAATGCTGTAAGAGACGGTAACACAACTACTACTCCTTTGTTTAGAAATGATACATCCGTTAAGGTTGAAGGGCTAAGAACTAAGACAGAATTTATTGATGAAGAAGGTGTAGAAGTCAACCGTACCTTTATTCCTTTCATGCGCACTAGAAAGATCTTTTTCAAAGCTCAAGGACTAAAACCAAGTACAAGACATTTTCCATTCTTCTCTAATAAAAGTGTAGCTAGCTGGGTAAAGAAAGAAACTTTCAGACGCATATCTACTCTTGATTCAGATTATTCTACAGGTTACAACAATATAACAGAGCATCCAGATGGACCTACAGCATCACTGGTTACAGAAGCAGATGGATCTTTAGCTGGATCTTTCTTCTTACCTCACACAGATGCAATTAAATTTGCTGCAGGTGATCGTACTTTTAGTCTTCTTGACATATCAATAAATGATGAAGACGCTTGTACTTCTATTGCAGATGCTAAATACTTTGCTCAAGGTATTACTATACATAGACAGCAAACAGTACTCTCTACTAGGATTGTAGACCTTGGTGTTTCAACAACTCGAGTATCTACCGGAGTTTCAGTTGAGACTCGAAGAAGAGGTAAAGATCCTCTAGCTCAGTCCTTCCTTGTAGAAGATCTTGAAGGGGTGTTTATCACATCTATTAAAGTTAGATTTAAATCTAAACCTTTAACCGGAGCAGTACCAGTTGTAGCTCAACTTAGACCTATGGTAAACGGTCACCCATCTGCAGATGCAATTGTACCAGGATCTACCTTATTCAAATCTCCTTCTGCTATTACAGTATCTGATGATGGTACAGCGGTTACTACTTTTACATTAGAAGAGCCTGTCTACTTATCAGGTAATGAAGAGTACGCTATAGTACTTCTTTCTGATTCTAATGAGTATGAAGTGTTCGTAGCAGAAGCTGGAGAATTCTTATTAGGATCTACAGAGAGAAGATTAACTAAACAGGCTACTTTGGGTTCATTATTTAAATCTCAAAACGCTAGAACTTGGGAGCCGGATCAAACAAAAGATCTTACTTTCGAACTGATGAGAGCACAGTTTAATACAACTGGTTCAGCTATTATTGAGAATAGTTCTCCTGCTATGGTTAATGTATCTAATGCTCTTACAACTACAAATAATAGTGCTACAGTTTCTGTACATCTTCCAGATCATGGACTGCAGATCGGAGATGTTGTAAAAATCTTAGGTGCTGCTTCTACAGGTGGTATTCCAGCGGATAGTATTAACTTCCAAGGGTCGACTCCTACTAGAAGAACAGTAGTAGCTATTGACGGTGATAACTTTACATTTACAGCAGGATCAACTGCTACTTCTTCTACTATTGGAGGAGGTAACTTTACTATTGAACGGCAGAACATGTTTGAGACTATGATGGTAAAAGTAGAAAATATACTACCACCTCTTACTAACATATCTTTAAGTGCAAAGCTAACGTCTGGAAAATCTCTTGGTTCAAGTAATCAAACAGCTTATCAAAAAGAGACATCTTATACTTCTTATCCAATCAACAGAAATATTTACTTCCAAACTCCTAAGATACTTGCTACTAAAGCTAATGATACAGTTAAATTATCAGCCGGAGAAAGGTCTGGTACATTTAAACTAGACTTTACTTCTGTATCCGATAAGGTATCCCCAGTAATTGATCTTCAAAGAACATCTGTAGCTACAATACACAATAGAATTGATAATAACAATGCATTGAATACTGTTGTAGAAACAAGTGCACGAGGAGGGTCTACATTAGCTAAACATCTTACAAGACCGGTTACTCTAGCTGAAAAAGCTAAGGGTCTAAAAATTATGTTAGCTGCTAACAAGCCATCAGCTGCATCTTTCGATGTTTACTATAGAACTAATAGCGGTGGTAGATTACTTGATAATGACTTTGTTTTGATTGCTCCGGAAACAGATATGCCTTCAGATGATAATCCAACTATCTATAGAGATTATAGATTCTTACCTGGAGGAATAGGAGGTCATTTAGATGACTTCGATCAATTCCAAGTTAAAATAGTTATGAAATCTACCAATAGCGCAAAGACTACTCGCTTTGGCGATTTAAGAATTATAGCATTAACGGTTTAATATGAATCATTTAAAAGTTGAAGGGCATACAGATCTTATAAGAGATAAAAAAACTGGTGCTGTTATTAATATAAATAGATCTGAGAGTGACTTAGCTAGAACTCGAAAATATAATTGGCGATTGCAGCAGCAGGAGCAACAACAACTAAAATCTGATGTAGATCAATTAAAGAATGATATGAGTGATATAAAAGATTTACTGACCAAACTAGTAGAGAAATAGAGATGCCAAAGCAGATTGTAAATATTAGCGATACAGTAAAGACCTTTCAAGAAAAGGTTAATATCATCTCTCGTGACGTAGGGTGGAGAGGAGCTTTATCCACTACTCAAGACTCAGATATAGTTGGAGCTATTAACGAAGTAGATACTAGATTAGACTCTATTAATAATACATTAATAAACTCTGCTAAGCTTCATATGAGAGACTCTGCAGCTAGTAATGTTATTAAAGGCAACCTTAAAGTTAACTCTCATACCTTTCTAGGAGATGAATTAACTGTAACCGATAGTGCTGAATTTAAAAGCAATATAGTTGTTGATGGTTCTGTAAATATTAACACCAACCTAAACGTCACAGGAAATACCACAATGGGTGGTACTCTTATTGTAGACGGTGAAGTAACATTTAAAGCTGGTACAAACTCTAATATTAATCTAGGTGATGCTAGTACTGACAATGTTGTATTCAATGCTGATGTTAATTCTCATATTATTCCTAATACAGACGATACATATAATCTTGGTAGTACAACTCAACAATGGCAGCATCTATATCTAGACGGTACAGCCTTTGTAGATAGGTTAGCAGCTGATAGTGCATCTATTACTGGTAATCTCGATGTAGATGGTGTTACAACACTAGACAATACTACTATTGATGGTCTGTTAACAGTCACAGATAGTGCAGAGTTTAGAGATAATGTTGTAGTAGATGGTGATGTTAACATAGGTGGCATCGTAACATCAACTGGTAGAGCGTTTAAGATTGCAGCGTCTGCTGGAGTTACAGATGATGTAACGTTAGGCGATACAATTACCTTTGCAGCTGGTTCTGCTATCGATACTACAGTAACTAATAATCAAATAGCCATAGCAGCAGAAACTGCGACTAGTTCAAGTCTAGGTGTTGCTAAATTTGATACATCTAATTTCTTAGTTACTGGTGGTAATGTAACAATTAAAGACAACGGTGTTATTCTTGGAACAGAGACTGCTGGTAACTATATGTCAGGTATCACTGGTACCTCTAATGAAGTAGAGGTTACTCACACTCCAGGCGAAGGATCTTCTGCTACTATTGGACTTCCTAATGATGTTACTATTGGAAATGATCTAACAGTAACAAATGATATTTCAGCTGGAGGTAACTTTACAGTTACTGGTAACTTTACTGTAAGTGGTACAACTACTAACGCAGCTCAGTTCTTAGAAGTTCTATCAGGTACAACTGGTAATCCAGTCAGTAATGCTGGTTTTATTGTAGATCGTGGTACTGCAGATAGTGCACAGCTTCTGTGGAGAGAAGATCTAGATTACTGGCAGCTAGGTACTCTTGGTAATATGAGCAGAGCAGTGGTGTTTAGTGATCTAACTGATAGCTCATTTTTAGGTGACAGTTCAAATGGTATTATTAGACTAAACCCGGAAAAGATTCAAGACGTAGTCGGAGCAATGTTTACTGGCAACACTGAGACAGGAGTTTCTGTTGCCTATCAAGATGTAGACGGTACATTAGATGTTGTACTGGCGGACGATATTACTGTTCCTCAAAACCTGGTTGTAACGGGTAACCTAACTGTTAGTGGAACCACTACTACTTTAAATACTGCTGAAATGACTATTGAAGATAACATTATGGTTCTCAATAGCGGTCAAACAGGCACCCCAGCAACTTCGCTTAGATCTGGAATCGAAATAGAGCGAGGTGATCAAGCTAATGCTATTTTACAATTTAACGAGCTTAATGATAAATGGGAATTCTCTGGAGTTAATGCAGGCACGATTGCAAGACTAACAGATGTTCCTGGACAGCTTTCTGTATCTTCCTCTAACTTAGGAAGTGTTTCATATAATAATACTTCTGGATTAATAACATACACAGGTCCTACAGCGACATCTATTCTAACAGCAATGACTGCTGGTGAAGGTATTGACTTTGATGGCTCAACTATCAAAGGAGAAGATGCCTCAACCATTAACAAAGGTATTGCCTCATTTAATACAAATGACTTTACAGTATCAAGTGGTGCCGTATCTATTAAAAATACTTATGATAATTATGCTAGCTGGAATATCGCTGCAAGTGGTACAGGAGGTTCTGCTCCAGTATATTCAAATCAAACTGTAACATTTACAGGCGCTGGTGCAAGCACTATAACTAGATCTGGTGATGATATTACCATTACTTCTACAGACACAACATATGCTGCTGGTAATAATATTAACTTAAGTGGTACTACTTTTCATTTAGATTCTGATATTACAGATGTTAAATCTATTCAAGGGTATAACAACTCACCTCGTATATATTTTAGACCAACCAGCTCAGTTCAAGTTAGTGATTCTGATACCATTGCAAATTTTAATATTAGAAATGCAGATAAGAGTCCATCTGTTGTAACTTCAGCTATGTTGAGTATGTCGGGGCACAATGACGCCGGTGAAGAACTTATGTATCATACTGTTTCATCAGCATCTTCTATCTTGACTGATGGATCTGAAGGCGCTACAGTTTCATACCAATACATGAAAGCAGGATCACTTAGAGAATTCTTAAAGGCTGCAAGTGACGGAGTTACTCTTGGGTTAGCTTCTCATGTACCTATTAAACTTGGAGGTATGACTACCGCTGATAGAGTTTTAACAACAAACACCTCCGGAGTTGTATCTCAAGCACAAGTCTCAACAGCAATGATTGCAGCTGATGCTGTTGGTAGCTCTGAACTAAAATCTGCTGTATCTTTAATAATTTATAACTCAGCTGGATCAGCTATAAAGACACTCTATGGCGCAGGAAGTTAATAATGGCAGTGAGAACTCCGCTTCGTCTCAATGGAAGCAATCTCCAAGAGATGACGACTACCCAGATAAACGAGATAAAATCTCAAGTAAGATATCTTTATTCTACTGACCCGTCAGTAAATCTTACCTTCGTTACATCTGGAGGTGGGTTAGGAACTATAACTGATACTAGAAAAATAGCTGGAGCTGTATCTACAACAACAGGTAATCAAGATGCTGATGATGATGGTGCAGCGGAGTATGCACCGGAATCTACCACAGCAGAGCCAGGAACTGTGTCTGTTAACTACTCTCGAATAAATCAAACGGCAGCTAGTACAACCGAGACTGCAGATACTAACAATATAGCGTTTCCTGTTTACAGTGATAGTGGTAATATAAAAGCTATGACGCTTACGGATATGTACGACACGTTTATATATCCTGCAATTGATAATATTACAGATGGTACAGATCAACCTGGTACGTACAGAATACATTCAGCTAACACTCTAACTGGCTCTACTCTTATAAGCTCAACTCCTGTCTTTACCGATACAAGAGCTGATCTATCTGATTATACCTCAGGTAATATTGGTAGTAATATGGACGGTACTCCTG